GTCGAGGCCCGTCCGCCCGTCAGCGCGGCCGCCGCGCCGAGGGCGTTGGCCGACGCGAGATCCGCCTGCCGCTCATACTGCTGGCGGTAGGCGGCGTAGAGCTTGTCCGATGCCGGGTCGTAGTCGAATTCCTCGCCGAGCAGCGCGTCGAGCATCTGGTCGATGCGCGCGCGCTGCCCGGTCGTGTCGCGCTCGGTCAGCAGGGACTCTGCCTGGCGGCGGTGCGTGTCGTCGTAGTCCGGCACGTCCTCGAGCGGCAGATACTGCGCGTAGTCGTTCGACTGCGTCACATCGGTCATGCCCTCGCCGCGGATCTTCGCGTTGCGCTGCTGCTCATAGATCGCGGCGGCCGCGTTGTCGCCGCGCTGCGCCGCCCGCTCCATGAGCGCGGCGTAGTCGGTGTCCTTGTCGTATTTGTATTTTGTGGCCATAAGGTCTCCTTTCTTCAGTGCTGCGGTCCGGCGGCGGTCTCCGTGCGCGCGAGCGACAGCAGCCGCCACGCCCCCGTGCCCGTCAGCCGCAGGCGAAAGTGGTCGCACCGGCGCGGCAGCACCGGCAGCGTGACGGAGCGCTTCGCGCCTGCCGCCACGGTCGCCAGCGTGTGCCACACGCCGTCGGAGTCATACTGCACCGCCGCCGTGACACTTGCGCCCGCGTCCGCCTCCAGCCGCAGCTGCACGCGCAGCAGGCGCTTGCAGTCCGGGCTGCCGCTGACGAAATCGCCCGTCTCCAGCATGCTCTCCAGCTGCGCCGTGCTGCCCGTGCCGAAGCGCCAGACGCCGCTCGGATCCTGCGCGTAGAGCGCGCCGTCGTGCCGGGCGAACCCGGATGCGTGAAATGCGTCCTCGCGGCTCCACAGGCCGCTGCGCGTGTCGTATACGAACAGGTGCCAGGCGTTTTGCGGATCGTGCGCCGAGAGATACCAGCGCGTGCCGTCCGTGCCCGCCGCACCGGCCGTGAGCGTGCGCCCGAGCGCGTCGCCGATGCGCACCGGCCGTCCGCCGGAGGTGCGCGCCGGCCCGGCGGGGGAGAGGTAGTAGAGCGTCTCCGCCGCCGTCACGAGCGAGCGGCCGGAGTTTTTCTCCGTGCCGAGCGCCGCCGAGGCGATGAGCTGGAAGTTGTCCGGCTTCGTGCCGTAGAGCCGCCAGAGCCCGTCCGGCTTGAGAAACACCACGCCGCTGCCCGTCGCTGCGCAGCCGGAAAAGTTGCCCGGCGTGCCGACGTCCACGCTCCATGCCGCCGTGGCGATCGTGCCGTTGTCGTCCGCCTCGTACCAGTACCAGCTCAGCGGGTCGCCGAGCTTTGTGCACCAGACGGTGTCCTGCGCGCAGGCCCAGATGCGGTTGGCGTATGTGCATGCGTGCAGCGCCAGGGGCATGCGCCGCGTGACCGTGATGTGCTCGACCGCTCCGACGGCAGAGAACGTGTCGGGGTCGAACACGAGCACCGCGCCCGCGATGGCGCGGATGATGTAGGTGCCGTTGTCCTCCGGCGTGGAAAAGCCGCTGAACGTCACGGCGTCGCCCACGCGAAAGGGCGTGTCGATGCCGCTGGCGGCGACGGAATCGGCGCGCGCGCCGCTGCTGTCGTCCGAGCGCTGGAGCGCCACCGTGCCGCTCCAGCTCGGCTCGGCGCTGCCGAACGTGCCCATATCCGGCCGGTACCAGACCTTGTCCGGCCAGATGAGCACCGTGCCGCCGAGCTCGGCGAACACCTTCGGCCCGTTGACGAGCGTGCAGCCGTCGACGGGCGTGCCGTTAAAATACAGCGTCTGGCCCGTGCACCAGAGCAGTCCGCCGTCGACGGCGAACAGTCCGTTCGCGCTGCCGCCGCCGGTCGGATAGGTCAGCGTGCGGCCCGGCCGCGTGGAAAACAGCGGCGCGTCGGCTGCCGAGCCGTTCGTCATCTCGTAGATGCCGCCCTCCGGGCAGCCCGGCCGGTGGTCGTAGCCGCGAAAGTCGGTCTGTACGCGCCGCGTCACGGGCATGGCGCGTGGAAATGTGGGTAGATGCATTGCCTGCCTCCTTACTGGTTCGTGGTCTGCCCGCTGCGCAGCTCGGCGCGCAGCCGTTCGAGCGCGGCGGGGTTGAAGTTCTCGCGCCCGAGGTTCGTCAGTGTGTACTGCAGCGCCTCCAGCAGCCGGACGATCGTCTCCTCCAGCGCCGTCACGCGCGCGTCGAGCCCCTCAGCGCCGGTGCGCTCCGGCAGCGGGAAATTCAGCGGGGAAAAGTCCGTCATGCCGCGCCGCCTCCATCCCCGTCTCCGCCGCCGCGGTCGGAAATGCCGGCGCGCAGGGCGGCGATCGCCCGCATGAGAAACTGCGGCATCGGCGCGCCGAGCGCGCCCGCGTTTTCGGCGATGCTGCCCAGCTCCGTCAGCAGATACCACGCTGTTACGAGCGGGCACAGCAGCACGTCGTAGTCGATGCCCAGCCCCGGCACGCTGCCGAGCAGCACGCGCAGGGCAAAGTCCAGCAGCGCCGCCACGAGCACGCCCGCCACGCTGCCCGCCTTGTGCCACAGGCCCTCGCGGGCGGCGCGGCTGCTCCACGTTCCGGCGCGCAGGGCGGCGGCGCTGCCGGTGGCATAGTCGAGCAGCATGGCCAGAAACCATGCCGCCGCCAGCCAGCCCGTCCAGCCCCAGAAGGCCGTCAGCGCTGCGGCCGCCGTGCAGGCGGCCGCTTTGATCGTTGTGAGTCGGTCCATTTATGTCTCCTTTGCCTGATCGACCATCCGCTGGCACACGATCAGCGTGCGCAGCATGTCCGGCGAGAGATCCAGCTCGCCGCGTTCATTGCCCCGCAGTGCGCCGCGGTCGATGAGCCGCTGCGCATCGCTGCGCGCCCACGCGGGCACGTCGTCGATTTTGTTGTATCGTGTCATGGGTTCTTCCTCCTCTTCGTTCGGGTGTTCCGGCGTCAGCATGGCCAGAAATGCCGTCCACTGCGCCGGGTCATCCACCCACGGCATGGGGCAGCGCTTGCCCGTCACGTCGTAGTGCCGCAGCACGTGGTCGGTGTCGATGCCATAGCGCTGCATGATCTCCCGCGCCAGCGCCGCGGCGTTGGCCACGGTCTCCGGCTTGATGTAGTAGCTGCCGTCGGCGCGCTTGCGGCTGCACATCTCAATGCCGATGCTGTTGGCATTGCGGCACTCGGGGTGCCAGTACGCCCGCGCGCCGCAGTGCCACGCCGTGTCGCACTCGCGCACGGACTGCATCGCGCCGTGCTCGTCGCAAAAATAGTGCGCGCTGGCCTGCAGGCCGCCCACACGGTGGTAGTAGTCGCAGTTGTTTTTTGCCGTGTCGCCGTTGTTTGCCGTGTAGTGCATCACGATGTACCGCACCGGCTGCGTGCGCCCGGCGCGGTAATTTGACGGATCGCAAGAAACAAATTCCATCAGCTGTTACCTCCTTCATCTCTGCATCTCATCAATCCGATGCTGTAGGGCATCCTGTAAAATCAACAAGAGGCTCTTTTGAGACTTATATGATTTCTTCGTTTGTAGTAACAATTACATTTTCCAGCGTGTCGTAGAGCACGATTGAAAAATAGGCTGCGCCATTTGAACTGTCGAATTTAAAATCGGCAACTCCAGAGACAAATTGTCAAGGACTTTTTAATCAAATTCACAAAAAAGGTGCCAGAAGCACCGTATGGCTCCTGACACCTCGTTTGACAGATTACATTTTTCCGTTCAGCAGGTCTTTGCAGAGATACGCATAGTCTGGCAGCTGGTTGATATATGGCTCCCAGCGCCGCTTGATTTCCGCCAATTCCAGCGGATCGGCTTTCTCCAGTGCATGATCGTTGCCTGTCATATATAAAACATCCGTAGCAACATCATCCAAACACCTGCCGCAGAGATCAGCAGCTGATTCTATCCTAATGCCAGTATCCACATAAAGCGGATTGACGCCAATCGCCAGCCAGACATAGCCTACCTTGTCCGACCAGAGCAGTTCAAAATCAGGGCTTTGCCGCAGATGTTCCGCAAAGACCTCCTTTACTCGCTCAATTTCATGCTTCTCTTTTTCTGTGTAAAGCATTTTCGTGTCCTCCTTGACAAAAATTTTGGTGCGTACCATCATCAGTTTAGCACAAGGCGGCTTCGTTTATCAGTCTGTCACATCTGCTGAATTTCATTTTTGAGCATACGCTTGATTTTATCGCTCATGGTTTCTGTGCTGGTATTGCTGAAATGGACATGAACCTTGTAGGTTGTCTTACCGATTTTCTTTACCATCGCTGGCGTGTTTTCCGGCGCTCTGGACGCAGTAGCGGCGTCTGCCACCTGCATAGTACGGGGTTCTCTGTTCATGGCGCTCCTTTCTCCGAACGGGTCTGTGCCGCCCGGTAAAAAATCAGTCTTGCTTACTGTTTACAATGTCTTTTGCTGTCTGTCGGGTAGCACCGGCATTTTCTTCCCGGAAATTCTTCCCGTCAAAAAGAATCGGCGCACACCGTTCCAGAATACGGTCATAGATACGGGCGTGGGCCAGGTCAGGCGGGTTCTTGAGTTCGGCCAGTTTCAGGTTGGTGGTGATGATCATGGGCCTGCGGCTGCGGTATCGGCTGTCAATGACGAAAAACATCTGCTCCATCGCATACTCGGTACTGCGCTCCACACCCAAATCGTCAATGATAAGCAGGTCGTACTCGTCAAAGCTGGCGATAAAGTCGGCCCTGTCCTCGGAAAACATCCCCGTCAGGCGGTTCAGGATGGTGGGAAAGTTCGTCATCAGCACCGGCACATCCCGGTCAAGCAGGGCGTTGGCAATACAACCGGCGAAAAAGGACTTGCCGGTTCCCACATCTCCAAACAGCAAAAGCCCGATATTGCTCTTATATGCCTCCTTCCAGTTCTCCACATAGGCGCGGGCCTTGTCCATCAATGGGTTTTGGCCGTTGTCGTTGGCAAAGGTGTAGTCATAGAGATAGCGGTCTTGCAAGCCCTGTGCCTTTCGGCGTTTGATACGCT